ATGTATTATGATCGTGAGAAAATACTAATATTGTTTTTTCACTATCTATTTGTACCAAAGGAACAGTGTAATTTTTTAAGAAATGTTTTTCTTCTGCTTTTTCAGCATTATCTTCGTATGATGTTTCATTAAGAAGTCTTCTCCAAAATGCAAAAGTTCCTGCTGTAGCATGATATCGTCCATAGGGTCCAAATTCATAAATTTTATCAATATGTTTAAAATATAATAAAATACGACTTGAACCCGCCGCAAGTGCTCTAGGTTGAGAACGTAATTTATTTACAGCAGCATTTACTCTATCGGGTGGATAGTAATCATCATCATCCATATAAACAATAATTTCGCCTTTGCATTTTGAGTGCATAAAATTTCTTTTTTTACCAAGTTTCATTTTTTCTTCAACACGAAAATATTTTACACATTCTACACCCTCAAATAAGTCACCAACAGGATCTGTTCCATCATCAATAACAATCCATTCCATAAGTTGTTTTGGATAGGTTTGATTTTGAAAACACTTTATTGCTGCTGGTATAAACATTCGTCTATTATATGTTGGAGTACAAATACTTACAAATGGTTTTCCTACAGCAGAAACAACCTTCTTTTTTGCATTCTTACCCATTATTTAATTATAGTAATAATTCTTTAATTAAATAATGTAAAGTTATTATTTTTTAATTAATCTGTAAATGGAACTTTATTATTGACAGTCTTTTTATTACTAGTTTTCTTTGTAGGTTTCTTTGTAGGTTTCTTTGTAGATTTCTTTGTAGATTTCTTTGTATATTTCTTTGTATATTTCTTTGTATATTTCTTTGTAGATTTCTTTGTAGTTTTCTTTGTAGTTTTCTTTTCAGCAGGAATATATTTAAGAAAATATTTTTGATATTCTTTTGAGTTGCGATCATTCTTTAATTCTTTAAATTTATTGGTTTTTTCTGCTCTCATTTTTTCTATTGTTTCTTGCTCTCCATAACATTCTATTCCAAATCGTTTTAAAAGACCTTGTTGTTTTAATCTATTTTTTTGTTGAACATTAAATAAGTATTGTGCCATACAAAGTATTCTATCATCTTCATAATATGGTCTATTAGAATATAAAAATGCCAAGTAAAAACTTAACATTGTATCAATTGATGCAATTTTAACAGTTTTATCTTTTAATTGATGTGTATTATAACTATGACACGCTATTGGTTTATAAATAAAAGCAATTGTATTTTTTCCTACTCTTACTTCATAGTGTGGAGCAATGATTTCACCAATTCCTGGTTTTTTAATAACATGAACATTTTTAAAATTATAATCTATTAATCGTTCTTTTAAAATTTCAGAAGTTCTTTTTGGATTTGTTGATAATACATCAAAATCTGGTATTGTAGCAATATTATTTTTTTTATTATATTTCGTGTATAATTTGTGCGCTAAAGCACCAAAAAATATAACGCCATTGTTAATTAATATATCTCTTACAATAAAAAAAAGATCTTTCGAGTTTACTTTATCATATGAAGAAAATAAACGTTGAACTTCTATATTTTTACAATTTTCACTTTTTAATGGATAATGCTTATTTAATAAAGTAAGACGTTTTAAAACCTTTTCCCATCTGGAAACATCACCTTTTGGTCTAGATAATTCTAAATACATAGACATACGAAGATAATTTGGAGGGCAATATAAAATACCATCTATTTTTATAGCTTCTCTTTTTAAATTACCATATATCTCTTTTACTAATTGTGTAACATCAGCAACAGGAATAAAATTTACAAAAACTTTAAAAGTTCCGGGATGAACACCCGCCTTTGCTTCTACTTCTTCAAATCCTGCTTTGTAATAAATATCTGCTAATTCTTTAGCATCTTCGAGTGCGCGTGGAGAAAAAAAATCGTAGTCAGGCAATTCAACATCTTTATTATAAAACTGATCTTGTTCTGGTAATATATTATTAATAGCAGTTCCACCATAACAAATTAGTTTCTTTTTACGTAAAAAATCTTCAACTATTTCAATAATTTGTTTTACATTTGGATCACTTAATGTCTTTTTTCCTATATTTTGTTGAATATTATCTACCGACTTTCTTAATATATTTAATTCTTGTTCAGCAAAATCTTTTTTGCTATAAGACATATATTATAAACAAAGATTTTATAATTTATAAATACTAAATTATAAAATTAATGACCTATACAAGAGATTTAAAGTATGGTTTTTCAATTGTGCGAGGAGCAAATGAGTATGCAGGATTTTGTTTCTTGGGAACTTTAATAGTAACTGGTTTGTAACGTAATTGTTCGGGTTTCAAAGCAAACGCGTATCCGGCTTCGTTAAATACATTTAAATAATATTTCAATAGTTCGTCTGCATTTTGAAAACACATACAATTAAATTGACAACCATATTTAAATAAAATATTAGAATTCATATTTTCATCTTTTGCCGAGAGATCTGGAGCGACTATAGACATGTTTTTTTTGTTAAAGTATGTTAATTCTTTAAAATCCGGAGTATATAATACATCATAGTAACGTAATTCTCTTAAAAATGCTGAACCACTTGACATATTTACTAGTTTATGAAATGAATCTACTTTCCTAAAATTACCGTCTTTATCATCACATATAATAATAATTTTTCCTAAAAATTTGTTCAATGGTTCTTTTACAATACCTTCACCATTTGCTTCATAACCATATTTTCTGTCTAATAATTTTATACCTATATTACTTTTTAATATTTCGGCAACTTGTTCATATATTTCTAGTTTGTTTGATTTAATTCTTAAGTTTAAAAACAAAGGGTCATTTGGATTTGGGCAAAGAGCACCAGAGAATGCGTGCATTCTAATTGTATCAATAACTTCAGCAAATGGAATACTATTATACATTTCTTTTATGTTAAAACTTTCTTGTGATGATGCTGATACTACTGGTTTATTATTTATAGAATAAATTTCAAAGTCTAATAAACGTGCACCTTTTTTAATAACTTCTTGTAATGGATTTGTATCTACATAATCATTTTTAAATTCTCCACCACAGCAACTATTATAACTACTAGAAACATAATAATCTCTTAAAGGATTAGATGCATTTTTAAATGGTATTGATTTTATTTTTGAAGGAATTTGTTTTAAAGAACTTGTCATTTCTTCATTATTTCTTCTTTTTAAATAAAATTTATAACTTATATATGCTAATATAAAAAAGAGAGTAAGTGCAATTAAGGCATATATACCATACTTTATCATTGTATTTTCACCTAAAAGATTGGTTAAATTTTTACCTTTTTCTAATGTGGTTTGAAATACATTTTTAGTTTTATCTTTTATAGAATTAATTTTATTCATATATATTTTATAAATATTTTTGTTTAATAAAAAGTTAAATAATAATATCTATATAATTTAATATGCCTGGAGGTTTAATGAATTTAATATCTTATGGAGCACAAAATATTATACTAAATGGAAATCCATCAAAAACTTTTTTTAAAACTACATATGCAAAATATACTAATTTTGGTATGCAAAAATTTAGAATAGATTTTGAAGGTCTTCGTTCTTTAAATTTTGCAGAGGAAACAACTTTTAAATTTAAAATACCAAGATATGCTGACTTATTAAATGACGTATATGCTGTTGTAAATTTACCTGATATTTGGAGTAGTGTATATATGCCGGACGGGGAAACTACTTTAATACAGGCAAGACCATATGAATTTAAATGGATAGAAGATCTTGGAACAAATATGATTAAAGAAGTAACGGTTTCTATTGGGGGACAAATAATAACACAATACTCCGGTGAATTTATAAATTTTATTAAAGAACGTGATTTTAATGATGCTAAAAAAGGAATATTTGATAAAATGACTGGAAATGTTAAAGAATTAAATGACCCAGCAAATTCTAATGGTAATGTTGATAAATATCCAACAGCATACTGGTATAATAAAGGTAATAATTATGATGCGTCACAGAATTATGTTGCGGAAGAACCTTCGATTCGCGGTAGACAACTTTATATTCCTTTAGAGTGTTGGTTTGGTCAAACTTCTAAAATGGCATTTCCCCTAATTTCATTACAATATAGTGAAATTCAAATTAATGTTACATTTAGACCTGTTAGTGAACTCTATATGATAAGAAATGTTACACAAAGTTCAGCATTTAATTCTGCATCTACATGTCCACCTGAACTCTTATATGTTTCTCCTGGTGTTTCAAATGCATTTACAAGTATTTATAGATTTTTAAATCCACCATCAACACCAATAAATAATTCTGAAACAATTAACCAAAATATATATAATGATACTAGAACAGACTGGAATGCAGATGTTCATTTAATAGGAAATTATATTTTTCTTGATGAATCTGAAAGAGAAGTATTTGCTAAAAACGACCAAAAGTATTTATTACGTATTCCATATGAAACAGAAATCTTAGGAACAGCGTCAAGTCAGATTCATGAGTTTACTAGCAGGGATTTAATACCTAATTATATGTGGAGATTTAGAAGGAGTGATGCATTTTTAAGAAATGTATGGTCTAATTATACAAATTACGAATATAATAATCGTCCTGATTTAATTCCTGTTATTGGAACATGTGAAGGTGCGGACTATATTGTTTATTATAGTTCTGGTAATAGAAGTATAGCAAATTCAAAAGATATATTATTAGATTTGGCGATTATAATGGATGGAAAATATAGAGAGAATCTATTAAATAGTGGGGTTTATAATTATATAGAAAAATATGCTCGCACAACAGGTAATGCTAAAGATGGATTATATATTTATAATTTTTGTATGAACTCTAATGTGCGTGATTTACAACCATCCGGTGCTATGTATATGAATAAGTATAACAA